TGTTCGCATTCCATGTCAGCCCAAAAATCCCTTCTATTTTGTGATAATCTATTTTTAATTTTCATTATATACTTATTTTAAGTTCATAACAAATATACTCATTTAACGTATACAAATATTAATTACCCTGTTAAACTTTTCTTAATAGACTAATAAATATCCTTGAAAGTGTGAAAACAAATTTATTTCTTATAAAAACATACCTATTGCATATACAATAGTAACTCTTTAAGGCTCTGCCTGTCGGCAGAATATCTTATTAAGGAGTCGAAGAATGACTCATCGTTTGCGAAGTTACAACTTTAGCGGGACATATGCAAACATATTTCAATAAATCTTTGTTAATGAACAAAAACCTATACTTTACGTTATATTAATATAAATGAGATTATGCCTAAAGCAAAAAAGAACAGTGCCAACATAAAAGAGTGGGACGGGAGAAAGAGCAATGGTAGAAAAGTAGGTACCAAAGTTCAACCAAAGCTTACACCTGCTAAACTTAATAAGGCTAAGAAGGATAGAATGGTTATCTATGCCACTAATGCTATTATAGATGAGTACGGCAATGAAGAAGAGTTTTGGAAGATGATAGCTGGACAAGCTAGAAAGTCATACAACCATGCAAAGATGATAGTAGAGTATGCTTATGGTAAACCTAAAGATGATGTAGGTGGTGGTAAAAAGAACAAAGCACCAGTGATAAACTTCTACAACAACCAACCACAACCACAGATTGATAACACTATAGATATTACACATGAAGAGAAAGAGTGATACAGAGTTTTATGCGCCAGAGATTGTTAGGGATTTAACTAATCAGATTCTAGACTCATGGCTTGCTGAGTTGGAAAAAATAAATAAGAATGAAGATTGATTTACATACTAAGTATCAACCATTGTTCAAGAATGATACTAGGTACTACGTAGTTACAGGTGGTAGGGGTAGTGGTAAGTCATTTGGAGTAGCTTTAAGACTACTTCTGCTTACCTATGAGAAGAATGAAAGGATATTATTCAGTCGTTTCACTATGAAGTCTGTAGACGTATCCATTATGCCTGAGTTTATAGAAAAGATAGACTTAATGGGTGTGCATAGTGAGTTTAGGGTAACTAGGGATGAGATAATAAACCTAACTACCGGTTCTTCTATAATGTTCAAGGGTATCAAGACAGCATCAGGCAATCAAACAGCAGCACTTAAGTCTCTAACGGGGCTTACCTGTTGGGTATTAGACGAAGCTGAGGAATTGGTTGATGAAGAGATATTCGATAAGATTAACCTATCCATAAGGAGTAAGCTAAAGCATAATAAGATAATAATGATACTCAATCCAGCAACTAAAGAACATTGGGTATTCGATAGGTTCTTTGAGACACAGAATGTGGAAGGTGGATGGAATGGCGTTAAAGGTGATACAACTTACATCCATTCAACATATAAGGATAATAAGGATAACCTGGATGAGTCATTCCTTAATGATGTATTCAAGATGAAGCTTGAAAGACCTGATAAGTATGAGCATCAGATATTAGGTGGATGGTTAGAGAAGGCAGAAGGCGTTATATTCAATAACTGGAAGGTAGGACAGTTTATGAGATTGGAAACATCTTGCTTTGGACAGGATTTCGGTTTTAGTGAAGACCCAACAACATTAGTTGAGGTTTCATACGATGCAAACAGGCGTAAGCTGTACGTTAAGGAGCGATATGGGAAGAAAGAACTGTCTGCTGGTGTTATAGCATCAAAGAACATAATGCATGCGGGAAAAGGGCTTATAATGGCTGATTCAGCTGACCCTAGACTTGTATCAGAGATACGTTCAAGAGGTTGTAATATCAGGGCTGTAAAGAAGCGTAATGGAAGTATATTATCGGGAATAGCATTGATGCAAGACTTAGAGATAATCGTAGACCCGAACAGTAAGGAAATAATAAAGGAGCTTAACAACTATGTTTGGCATACCAACGGTATCAAACCTATTGATGCCTATAATCACAGAATGGATGCGATAAGGTACGCATTAACAAAACTTCATGTTCAAAAGAAAAGTGGTAACTATAGTTTGAGGTAATTCCTAAAGTTCTTCTACATCAGGTTCTTCGTCTTCGCCTAAATTTGGAAATTCCATAACATCACCCAATATCCAATCTTCTTCTTTGTAATCTTCTGGTATATGTGCTACAAATAAATCCCTACCTAACGCTTCTTCAATAGCTTCCTTTTCTGAATCCGCTTTAACATAGGTTTCAAAAGGCACTTGTACATAAACTGTTACTTTGTAATCTTTCATTATATTATTATTTTTTTATCGTTAAACATAGTAGGGGTAAAATTATTTTCACTTTTCCATATCATTAAACTCAATAGGGGTAACTTCACTCCTGTTTTTTGTCATCATTAAACATAGTATGGGTCTGTTTTTCTATATCGTTAAACATAGTAGGGGGTATTTATATAAAATCTTTTTTCATTCTAGTTTGATAACGTTCTTCAATAAATGTATTGATACCAAAATCAATAATATATTGGTTGTAATTCTCCCCTATTATTAGGCCTATGTATGTTTCTAATCCCATTAATCCCATACCAGATACTCTTATTTTGTCACCTATTTTTTATGCATATAACAAAGGTATTTATAGGTATTAAAATATTTATACAAAAAAAGTTGCTTTTTTGCTTGTTTATCCAAATAAAAGGTTACCTTTATTGCATGGGAGAAGCCCATACAAGAGAAAATAAACGTAAAGCACTGAATATCAACAAGTTAAAACAAATAAGATGACAACACAAGAAAGATTACAAGCGGTAAGAGAAGAATTAAAGAAACAAAATACTATTCTTAATGCATATAAAGCATTAGAATATTTAGAAAGTATATGGGGCAAAGTGACCTATAGAAATACGAATATGCATGTTAATTACGGTAATAAGTTAGACGTACCTTTATTTGATTGTTTGTATATAAACTACTATGCAAGAAATAATTCACTTCTAAATTATACTCATAGAGAAGCTAGGTATTTTAAAGATATGGATGATAGCGAAGCGTGGCCTATATGGAAAAAAGAAGCGTATAAGGCAGCTAAAATATACCAAGAGTTTTATAACTCTGAATACAATAAATTTAATGACTATGAATACTAAAATAAACATACTATGAAACTTTACACAATGACAAACAAGGATTACACAACGACACTACATTGGATAGCTAAATTTACAGCATCCTTTATCATTACCTTAATCATTTGGGTAATTGCATATTATTTAATCTATAAAATATAAGTTATGACAACATTAAAAGATTATACTAAATTAAACTCCATAGGAAATGCTAAAGTCCAATTAGATATAGATTTTGATAGCAAAAAAATAAACTACGAACAATTAATGGAGTTTGACAACCTAATAACCGAGCATTTTATAAACCTTTTAAAATAAGCAAGATGAATAAATTAAAAATACACAAAGGCAAGGTTTACGTAAAAAACAAACTAAGCAACAAGATAACAGCCCTATTTATCCTTATATGGTTTATAGGTAGCTTGATAACATTGAATGAAATATTAACAGCATTAAAATAAACAAGATGAAAACATTGGTAATTAAAACACACAACAAACAAGATGCAATTAAACAAATTAATAAATTTAGGCTGGTAAACAAAAATAAATGGTATCAAGTGGAGTTGACCTATCTACCATTTGTGTATAAAATAAAGGCATACAATACCTGGATACAATTAATGTATCAAACTAAGGACGGTAAAATGTTATATAATTTTAGTGGCTTAATGGACACTAGTGTAACTGCATTTAAAAATCATTTAGTTGAATATATAAGATAACAATAATGGAAACAATAAAAGCAAAACAACTGATCAAGAAACTAAGCCTTTTCCAAAAAGTAGCTATAATAGCAACACCTAAGGAATGGCTGGTATTTAAAGATGGTAAGATACCAGAATTTCATTTCACTAATGACCCACACCGCTATACTTTGAACAATAGCGAGATATATCAAATAGATGAACTTAAAGCACAAATAAGATGAGGGAATTTAATTTATTTGGCGTTATGTTGTTATTTAACAGGAACACAGAAAAAGGAGGCTTCTACTTTACAGAGCCGAAAACAGGGCATGGTTTTTACCCTAATGATAAATATTTTACAAGCATTTGGGGTAAACCGACCTATAAAAACTATACAGATGTTGCGGAGTTCTATATTTCAAGTAATAAATATAGACTGAAAGCATTAAAAACTTACATATGAAAAAATCACTATTCAATCCATACACACATAATATGTTAGTTGATACTATGACGTTAACTGAGTATTACGATAACTTATTGTTCTTAGATTGGGATTACCATTTGATAGATAACAACGACTTAATGTACCAGAAGGAAAGTGAAATTGTGGCCTGGTATGACTTTGCAGTAAAGCAAGCTAATCCAAGATACTTACAACATTTCAATATGGTAAGACAAGAAATGAGGAACAAGAACATAAACCTATAAAACAAATAAGATGACATATATAATAAAAGATTGGGCAAACAATATAATGTTTAATGGAAAGACTTTTGATTCTTACGAGGAAGGATGGGAATTTATTTATGCCAATGTGGATAATTCAATATATGATACGTCACAAGATGACAATGATAATGAATATCAAGAGTATTATGTAGTCCCTTTTTAATATAAAAACATTATAGCTATGACAGATAAACAGATTAACAAGGTAGCTGAAAGGATAACATATATCATAGTATTGCTAATGATAATTATAATGGGAGGTTTAACAATATTAAAACATATATAGTAATGAGAATAGAAGAGATATTAAAACATAGGAATTTCACAACGTGGGAAGGGTATGGTTGCGAGGTCTATAGCTCATATAAAGTTATGAACCACGAAACAAAGAGAAGGTATAGTGTACTACATACTTATATAATGGGAAGAGTGTATAATATTCCATTAACAGTGTTTAAGAGAGCAATAAAAGATGGTAGTATAAATATCAATACTTATGATAAAGCATTAAAGGACTATAAAAAACAAACAACATGAACAATAACACATTAGACATTTACGGCGAACAATACATGACATTTATAAAGAGCCTTGTTAGAATGTGTGCATTGTCACCATATCGGTGAAGTAACATATATGCAATACATAGGTGACGGACATTGTGCATGGTGTGGTGAATGGCAAGATATATAACAACAATAGACTACACAATTCGTAGTTAATCGCAAACAATAAGCCTGGTATTAATTTACCGGGCTTTTTTATATCTCATATGTAGTACACAAATATACTTGTGTCTCACTTCTTTATTAGTTATAATGTGCCAGGAATGTATGATATATAACTAACAATATAGTTACAACAACTATTTATATAGGTATATCTTATCCTATATTCGTTTGATAATCAGTATCAATTATTGTACGATGGTTAAACCAACCTTTTAACAACCCTTCAACGTCCATTCTAAGCTACCTCACAGCCATTCTAAGAGCACTTCTCTACCTGGTTGATAGTCTAGCATCACTGAGTGAAAGATAATGCGTTAGAGACGCGATTTGGATGTT